TAATAAGACCCGCATTGTCTGATAGAAAAGGTTTTTGTTATTTTATTGGTACTCCAGCGGGGATGGGTAATTTATTTTATGAATTATACCAATACGCTTTAGGAGATCCAAAGTGGATGACTTATATAGCTAAGGCAAGTGAAACTAATATTATTGACCAGGAAGAGTTGGATGCAGCCAAAGCTCAAATGGGAGATACAAAGTACAGACAAGAATTTGAATGTGATTGGATTGCAAATATTGAGGGATCCATTTACGGAGACATAGTTAAAAATTTAGAAGAGAGAAAACAATTAACTAGAATAACTTATGATCCTAGCCTGGAGGTACATACAGCATGGGATCTAGGAGTTGATGATAGTACAGCAATTGTTTTTTTTCAAAGATTAGGAAACTCTATTTTGGTTATTGATTATTACGAAAATAATCGAGAGGGTCTTCCACACTATGTCCAGGTTATAAAAGATAAAGATTATATTTACGGAGAGCATTTTGCTCCCCACGATATAGAAGTCACAGAATTTTCAACGGGTAAGACTAGATTAGATGTAGCTTATCAATTGGGAGTTAGGTTTAGAATTTTACCTAAATTACCTTTAGAGGATGGTATCCATAGTACCAAGATGGTTTTACCTAGATGTTGGTTTGACATCGAGAATACAAAACCATTGATAGATGCGCTGAGACAATACCATCGAAAGTATAATGAAAAAATCAAAATGTTTTCTAATAAACCAGTTAAAGATTGGTCCAGCCACGCATGCGATGCTGCAAGGTATATGGCAATATCTATAAATGATTTAGCAGAAAAATCTAAACCAAATCAAACTATAACATTAAACGAATATTCAATACACGGAGACTAACATGGGATTTTTAAAACCAAAGATACCAGCGATGCCACCTATTCCAGAAGTTAAACCTTTGCCAGAACCACCAAAGTTTGATGACGCTGATAGAGCTGCGGAGGCTGCAAGAAAGAGAGCTAAGATAAGATCTCAAAGAACTGGTAGATCATCAACAATACTTACTGGAGCTGATGGCTTAGAAGATGATGCAAGTAAGATAACAAAGAAAACTTTATTAGGAGGATAGTATGGGAGGAGTAGCAAGAGTTATAAGACCACCAAAACCACCCGCACCACCAGCAGCTCCCATAGTTGTTGCGCCAACGAAACCAGAAGTTTCACAAGCGTATTCTGCAACAACAACTGATATGGCTAGAGGTAAAGGTAGATCTAGTACAATATTAACTGGAGCTAAAGGTTTAGGCGATAATAAATTAACAACATCCAAAAGAACTTTATTAGGAGGATAAATGGCAATAGATAAAAAAGCCAAAGATATAATTGATAGGTATCAGACGCTCAAAGCGCAAAGATCAACATGGGAAAGTCATTGGCAAGATATTGCAAATTTTTTCTTACCTAGAAAATCTAACATTACATTAAGAAGAACCAGGGGAGATAAAAGGCATGACCAGATATTTGATGGTACTGCAACGCATTCTTTAGAATTATTATCTGCATCTTTAAATGGTATGTTGACTAATACTATATCTCCATGGTTTGTTTTAAAATATAGATCTCCAGAAATGAACCAAGACGATGAGGCTCTTGAGTGGTTAGAAAGCTGCGCAACAGTTATGCAGCAAGTATTTCAAAGATCTAATTTTCAACAAGAAGTTTTTGAATTATACCATGAGCTGCTAGCATTTGGTACATCTGCAATGTTTATAACAGATGATGTTAAAGATGATCTAAGATTTAAAACAATTCATATTTCAGAAATATATATAACAGAAAATGAAAAAGGCATGGTGGATTGCCTGGTTAGAAGATTTCAAATTAAAAATAAAAATATACCAGCTATGTATCCTAATGCACAGCTGCCACAAAGTTTAATTAGAAAAATTCAAGATGCTCCGCATGATGATACAAATATAATTCATTCAGTACATCCATCAGATATGCCTATGGGTTATGACAATAATTCTAATATGGATTTTATTTCTTGTCATGTTCACGAAGATACTGGAATTATTTTAAGAGATAGTGGTTTTAAGGAATTCCCTTATGTTGTACCTAGATATTTAAAATCTAGCAGCAATGAAATTTATGGAAGATCTCCAGCAATGAATGCGCTGCCAGATGTTAAGATGTTAAATACAATGTGCAAAACTACAATTAAAGCTGCACAAAAACAAATCGATCCACCATTGATGGTTCCAGATGATGGCTTTGTTTTACCAGTAAGAACTGTACCTGGAGGATTAAATTTTTACAGAGCTGGTACTAGAGAAAGAATAGAGCCATTAAATATTGGAGCTAACAATCCAATAGGAATACAAATGGAAGAGCAAAGAAGAAAAGCAATAAGAGAAAACTTTTTTGTAGATCAGTTAATGATGATCCAGGGTGTTAATATGACAGCTACAGAAGTTATGCAGCGTACTGAGGAAAAGATGAGATTACTTGGTCCAGTATTAGGCAGACTACAATCTGAATTATTACAGCCATTAATAACTAGATGTTTTAATTTATTATTTAAAAATAATAAATTTGCAAAACCACCAGAGATAGTTGCAGATCAAGATATAGAAATAGAATATGTATCTCCTTTAGCTAAAGCTCAAAAGACACAAGAGCTATCATCTGTTATGAGAGGTATAGAAATATTTGGATCTTTACAAAATGTAGCTCCAGTATTTGATTACTTAGATGTTGATGGTTTAGTAGATCATATTAAAGATGTATTAGGCTTACCAGCTAAGGTAATGAGATCTAAAGCAGAAGTACAAAAAATCCAGCAAGATAAACAGCAACAACAAATCGAGCAAGCTGAATTACAGCAAGCTCAACAAGTAGCTGAGAGTGCTGGTAAAATAGCTCCAGCTTTGAAAGCGGGGTTATTAAGTGAATGAGAAAGATTTAAAACAATTATCTATAAACTACAAAACGACTTTTGGATCAGAGAGCGGTCAATTAGTGCTTGAAGATCTTAAAAAGAGATGCAGCTTTGAGACTACAACCTTTGTACAAGGAGATAGTCACGATACTGCATTTAGAGAGGGACAAAGAGCAGTTGTCTTATTTATAAATAACATGCTCAACAAAAAGGAGAAATAACAATGTCGAGTGAAAATCAAGAGGTAGCAGCAACGGAACAAGCTCCCACGCTGTCTGGAGACAATACTCCAAAAGAAAATACTGATTGGAAAGCTAGTCTTTCTGATGAGATAAGAAACGAAAAATCTTTAGAGAACATTTCTGATATAGAAAGTTTAGCTAAAAGTTTTGTTCATGCGCAAAAATTAGTAGGTGCAGATAAAATTCCAGTACCTAATAAATTTGCAACAGAAGATGATTGGAATAAAGTTTATGAAAAACTTGGAAGACCAAAATCTGCTGATGAATATAAATTTAATTTACCAGAAGATAAAACTGTCGATGAGGCAGCATTAAAAGGTTTTGCACAACAAGCGCATAAGTTAGGTTTATTACCTGGACAAGCTGACGGAGTTGTAAAATTTTATAATGATATGATTGGTGCAGAACTTGCTGATGCAAATAGTATTGCAGTTGCAGCAAGAGAAAAGGCTACATCTGAATTAAAACAAGAATGGGGTCAAGCATACGATCAAAAAATAGCAGCTGCTAACAATGTAGTTAGATCTGTTCTTCCAGATGGATTTATGAGTATGCAAATGGAAGACGGCAGCAAACTTGGAGATAATCCAGTTGTAATAAAAGCATTTGCAATGTTAGCTGAGAAGATGGGAGAAGATAAAATTGTTCAAGCAGATGGACCAATGATGATGACACCTAAGCAGATAGACAAAGAAATAAATAGTTTAACAGCTCCAGGATCAGCTTATTGGGACAAAAACCATCCAGCTCACAAAGACGCTGTTGCAGAAGTTTTGGCTTTACGGGAACAAAAATCAACTGTATAGCTGAGATATTGGGATAATCATTCGACCCCAATTGACTTTAGGAAAGACTAAGATCCATGAGATCTAAAACCGAGGAGCGACCCGCAAGGATAATCATCCGTTTTAACATAAACAACAACACTAACAATAGAGGGAGACAAATATGTCAACTCAAATAACAACTGCATTTGTAGAACAATACTCTTCAAATGTAAGCATGCTTTCTCAACAAATGGGAAGTAAGCTAAGAGGTGCTGTGGATGTTGAAACTATTAGAGGAAAAAATGCGTTCTTCGATCAAATCGGAGCAACTGCAGCCGTAGCTAGAACAACTAGACACGGGAACACTCCTCAAGTCAATACACCACACAGCAGAAGACGAGTTAGCCTTTCAGACTTTGAATGGGCTGATTTAATAGATGATCTCGACAAAGTAAGAATGCTTGTTGATCCAACTTCTTCATACGCTAAAGCAGCAGCTGCAGCTATGAACAGAACGATTGACGATCAGATAATTGCTGCGTTGGGAGGATCTGCAGATACTGGCGTTGCTGGTGGAACTGCGGTGGCTTTACCAAGCTCATCTAAATTCTCAACTGCACAACAAACAGACGGATTAACTATTGCTAAGTTATTAGAAACTAAGTTTTTCTTTGACAACGGCAGCGTAGATCCTAGCCTTAAAAGGTATTTTGTTTGTGGTCCAAAACAGATCCAAGATCTATTAGCGACAACAGAAGTAAAATCTAGCGATTTTAATACTGTAAAAGCTCTAGCTCAAGGAGACATCAATTCGTTTTTAGGTTTCGAATTTATCATGTCAAACAGACTTGATACTGACGCTACTAATACAGACGATAGATTATGTTTTGGTTTTACAGAAGACGCAATCAAATTAGCGATTGGTGCTGATGTAAAAGCTAAAATCACTGAGAGAGATGATAAATCTTACGCAACTCAAGTGTACTACTCTATGGCAATTGGTGCTACTAGAATGGAAGAGGCAAAAGTCTTCCAAGTACCTTGTGATGAGTAATAATCACTAATGATCGGAGGCGGGAAACCGCCTCCATCTTAATCAACAACAATAGGAGAAACCTTATGCCAATGGGTAGAGGAACATACGGGTCTAAAAAAGGCAGACCAATGAAAAAGCTAAAAGGCAAACAAAACAGATTGCCAGCAGCTTTAAAAGCAAAAATAATGAAAAGTAAAAAGAGGAAATAAAATGGCTAAAAGAAAAGGCTTATACGCAAACATAAATGCTAGAAAAAGAAAAGGTATCTCAAGACCAAAGTCTAAGAGTACCATTACTAAAAAAGCATACGCAAATATGAAAGCTGGATTTCCAAAAAAGAAAAGGAGAGCATAACAAATGGCTAGTGTCGTTCAAATCTGTAATTCTGCGCTTAATCAGTTAGGAGCTGCAAGTATTACATCACTTACTGATAATTCTAAAAATGCAAGACTTTGCAATGAGCGATACGCTACTGTTAGAGATGCGGTATTTAGATGCCATCCTTGGAACTCATTAATTAAGAGAAAACAATTGGCTCAAGATACTGCAACTCCAGCTTTTGGATTTAGTTTTCAATTTACCTTACCTAGTGATTGTTTAAGATTATTAGCAATAGATGCTTATAATGCAGATCACAAAGTAGAGGGTAGAAAAGTTTTATGCAATGAAAGTGCATTAAAAATAATTTATTGTTCTCAAGTCACAGATCCAAACGAAATGGATATACTACTTAGAGAAACAATATCAGCAGCTCTAGCTGCAGATATAGCTTATGCAATAACAGCTAATCTCCAGGTAGGAAAACTGATGCAAGAAAAATACGAATACAAATTATCACTTGCTAAACACTCAGACGCTAGCGAGGGATACAATGTAGATCCTAACAATGGACAAGTAGATCAAATCTTAACAGAAGATTTTATAACAAGTAGATTATAATTATGGGAAAACAGTTATTATCAATCCCTAGCTTTACAGCGGGGGAGATGAGCGACAGCATGCAAGGTAGAACCGACTTTGCTAAATATTTTTCAGCAGCTAGTCGTATTGAGAATTTTGTTGTATTACCCCATGGACCAATAACTAGACGACCAGGAACCTATTTTGTATCAGAAGTTAAAACAAGCGCAAACAAAACAAGATTAATACCATTTACATTTTCTACAGAACAAACTTATATTTTAGAATTTGGCAATCAATACATAAGATTTTATAAAGATAATGGTCAAATAACATCTGGTGGATCTGCTTTTGAAATATCATCTCCATATACAACAGCTCAATTATCAGATCTTAAATTTGCGCAATCTGCAGATATTATGTACCTAACTCACGAGAGCCATCCAGTAAAAAAATTATCTCGTACTGGGCATACATCCTGGACACTAACTAATTGTAGCTTTACTGATGGACCATACTTAGATCCAAACACCACATCGACAACTGTCACGCCAAGTGGAACTTCTGGAAATATAACTATAACAGCAAGCAGCTCTATTTTTGTATCTACAGATGTAGATAGGTTAATTAATTTTTCTAACGGCAATGCAAAGATAACTGCATTTAGCTCTGGTACATCTGTTAGTGCAACAGTTAATAAAAATTTTGATAATACTAATGCAGTTGAAAATTGGAAGTTAGGAGCTTTTTCTACAACAACTGGTTTTCCAAGATGCGTTTCATTTTTTGAGCAGCGTCTAGTTTTTGCTGGTACCTCTACTCAACCACAAACAATGTTTTTTTCTAAATCTGGAGACTATGAAAATATGACGGGTGGTACTAACGATAATGATGCTATGGTTTATACAATTGCATCTAACCAGGTCAATGCAATCCAGGCTATGAAAGCTACAAGAACTTTAATTGTAATGACAACTGGTGGAGAATACGCAGTATCTTCTGGAGCATCTCAAGATGCAATTACACCAACAAATATAAATATTAGAAAACAATCTAATTATGGATCTGCTGGAGTAGATGCTTTGTCAATTGGAAATGCTACAATATTTTTACAAAGAGCAAAAAGAAAAATTAGAGAGCTTGCATATAATTTTGATACAGATGGTTATACAGCTCCAGACTTAACTATACTTGCAGATCATATTTCAGTTGGTGGATTTACTGATATGGCTTACCAACAAGAACCATACTCTATTGTCTGGGCAGTAAGAGCTGATGGTCAATTAGCTGGTCTTACATACAACAGATTAGAAAATGTTGTTGCCTGGCACAGACATATATTCGGTGGTAAATCTGATACTGGTAAAACTGTTAAGCAACAAAAAATTTCTTTTACAGCAAACTCTACAAATGTTTCAACATCTAACAATACAATAACTTTAACTGGTCATGGATTAGTGACGGGAGATCAAGTTTATTATTTTGCTGGATCTAATGTAATAGGTGGATTATCTAATTCAAAAGTTTATTTTGTAATAGCTGTTGATGCTAATACAATAAAACTTGCAACATCTACATCTAATGCGTCTGGTGGTACTGCAATCTCATTAACCTCAGCTCCTGGATCCGATACCACACAATTTATTTATCAAGGTGTAAATATAAATAATAATATTTTATTTATATCTAATCATGGATTTAAAACTGGAGATCATATTTTTTATGAAAACTCAGGTACTGCAATTTCTGGTCTTGCTAAAAATACAAAATACTTTGTAGAAAAAATAGATGATAATCAAATACAATTATTTAGTGATGAGCTTAGAGCATCTATAATTAATTTAACATCAGCACACAGCTCAGAACAAACAGATAAAATTTTAACTCATGCTAAAGTAGAAAGTGTTGCAACAATAGATGGCGATAGCGATGAGGATCAAGTTTATGTAATTATTAATAGATATATAAATGGAGCTACAAAAAGATATGTTGAATATTTTACTCCATTTGAATTTAATAAAGATCTTACAGCATTTCATTATTTAGATAGTGGATTAACTTATACGGGTGGAGAAACTTCTACATTATCTGGTCTATCTCATTTAGAGGGAGAAATAGTAAATATTATCGGAGAGGGATCTGTACAAAATGCAAAAACAGTTTCATCGGGTAGCATAAATTTAGATGTAGCTATAGAAGAGGCACAAGTAGGATTATTATATTCTTCTGACTTACAAACAATGAGATTAGATGAGGGATTTACAGAAACTACACAAACTAAAACAGTTAGAGTTTTTGATTTATCTGTAAGATTTCAAGATACAGTTGGAGCTAGTGTTGGACCAACACCAGATAATTTAACTGTAATAGATTTTAGAGATAGTGGCGCAAGCATGGATTTACCCGTGCCATTATTTACTGGAGATAAACAAATAGAATTTGATACTGGACACGGAGTTGAGGGATTAATTTATGTAAAGCAACCCCAGGCTCTACCAATGACTATCTTAGGTATATATCCTAGATTGGAGACAGAGAGTGTCTAAGGTTGTTATTGTACCATTTGAAAATAAACACGCTGAACAAATTTTACAAACTGGTTTGAACAGCAAATTATTAGAGCTGAAACCAGAACATAAAAAATATGCTTACTACTTAAAAGAAGTTGGTATGTCGTTCACGGGTTTAGTTAATGACAAACCCATAGCGGCTGGAGGTGTATTTACACTTTGGGATGGCGTTGCTGAGGGGTGGGTCTTAGCTACAAAAGATATTTATAAGTATCCAATTTTTTGCGCAAAGCATATAAAGAAAAGAACTGAGATGCTTATAAAAAATAATAATATAAAAAGATTACAAACAAGCGTCAAAGCAGATTGTGAAATGGCAATCCGATTTGCTAAATGGCTAGGTCTAAATCCAGAGGGAGTTATGAAAAGTTATGGTCCCGATGGTGCAGACTTTATTAGATTTGCGAGGATAGAAAGATGAGTTTTTTTGGAGATATATTTGCGGGTAAGTCACAACAAGCAGCAGCTAATTACAATGCTAAAATTTTAGAGCGTAATGCAAAAATAGATGAGCAAAGAGCTGAACAGATTATGTCTGTTCATAATGATTATTCACTTCCTAAATTTGATAAAACAGTTGAGCAGATCCAGGGTAAAACTACTGTAGCTTATCTAGCTGGTGGTGCTGATTTATCTGGTACTGTTATTGATACTCTTTATGCTAACGAATTAGAACTACAAACAGACAGAGATATAATGGATTACAATGCTGAGAATGCAAGAGACACAGCATTGAATGAGGCAATACAAAAAAGAGCTGATGCAAATCTTCAAAGATGGAGAGGTAAGGTTGCTAAGAAAGCATCTTACTATGCAGCTGGCTCAAGTTTATTAGATCTTGGTTTTAAAATGGCGGCAGCATAGGAGATAAATATGTCAATTAAATTATATAAATCACAACTTACACCGACAACAGATAATTCAAATGTAATGGACAGAAGACAAATTAGTTTATCTGAGGCTGGTTCTGTTGGTAAAGCTATGAAAGGATTTTTAAAATCTGGAGAAAATCTTTACATAAAACACCAACAGATAAAATCTGAAAACGATTTATTTGAAAAGAAAAAAACTGTAATGAACGGATCAGAAAACGAGCAAGGTTTATCTGCACATAAACTTATTGCATCACAAATGAATGATCCAGATAAAGGTATTGAGTATTTTAAAAACGAAGTACAAAAAACAAAAAATACAACAAAAGAATTTAATGGTTTATTTGCAAAAAAATATTTTAACAACTGGTTAAAAAAACAAGAATTAGAAGATGTCAACGAAATAAGAACTGCAACTACTAAAAATTTAATTGAAAACAATAGATCGCAAAAATTAGATTATATTGAAACTTTAAAGAAAAAAATACTTTATACACAAGATGTCAACACCAGAAATACTGCACAAGATGAATTAAAAGTTTTATTAGAAAGTAAAACATTTACAGATTTATTTGGCGAAAAAGCTGATGATGTAAGAAAATCAACTAAAAGAGATATAGCTTTTTTTGGTTATAAAAATGTACCTATAGATCAAAGAGAGGGAGCATTAGGAGCTGCTAAAAAAGATAATAGATTAACTGTAGAAGATATAGAAAAATTACAAACTCATTTTAAAACATCAAGCTCAACATCTACAAAATTAATTAATTCTGAGCTAAGTAAAATGGATAGTATGGCTGACAATGGTATTCTACCTAACATGAGTACACTAAGCGATTATGAGGCTACTGGAAAAGCATTAGGTAAGCCAGAAATAGAATTAAAAGCTCAAAAGATAAAAGCTAAAGTTGCTTTAGTACAATCTTTAAATTTAATGACACCTTTACAGATTGAGGATTTTTTAACAGAAACTAGAACTCAGATAGCTGCTAATAAAGAGGGAACTTCAACTGCATTATTTGATCAATTACAAACTATAGAAAATTATGCTGCTAAATTAAAAACAGATTTAGATAAAGATCCAATATTAGCCGTATCTAAAAGAGGTACATTTGATATTGAGACAATTGATTTTAATGAGTTTGCATCTAATCCACAAGAAAACTTTGAAACATTCAAATCGCTTATGGTTAAAAGAAAATCACAAGCAGAAAGTATTGGAGCTATTTACGGAATAGAAAGTAAATTTTTATCAGAAAATGAGGCTACACAAATAACAGCTGCGTTAGCTAAAATGGAAAACCCAACACAAATAAAATTTATGTCTCAAATTTTAGTAGAGGGTTTTGGTAGTGCAGCTCCAGATGTATTTGCGCAGCTCCAGGAAAAAGATCAATTCTTAGCTCATATAGGCGGATTGACTATTGTATCTGAGGGTATGCCTAACAAAGCAATAGATCTAGCTATAGAGGGTTTCTTGTTAAACAAACAAGCTAATATAGATATTAAAGTTAGTGATACAGATAAAAGATTAACAATTGGTAAATATAAAAATGTTTTTCCAGAAAATATGGAAACATTTAATAACATAGTTGGTACTGCAGATAATATTTATGCTGCTATGTATTTTAATTCTCCAAAATATAAGACGGGTCAATTTGATAAAAAACTTTATGACAAAGCAATGAATATGTCTTTAGGTGCTAATGGTAAATATGGCGGTGTTGCAGAATACAATAACAATGCTGTTCATGTTCCTATGTGGTTAAAGAATGATGAGTTTAATGATTTTGTAGATTGGTTAAAAGAAAATCCAGCAATGCTTGCAAAAGCAAGTGGATCTACAGTTGATGGTAAATTTATGCCTGGAGATGCAGTAGGTAAAGATGGCGGAGGTAATATTAGAAACATCCAAATCTTTGAGGGTGGAGATCCATATTTAATTAGCGTTGGCTATGGTAAATTTAAAGTAGCTATGCAAGATCATCCATCAAAAGCTAATGCAGAACCACGCTATGCAATTGATGGTAATTTTGCAAATGAGGGTAATAATTTTTATATAATAGATTTTAATAAAGTTAGAGCTAACTGGGAAAGTAGATAATGTCTTTTGTATTTGATGAAAAAAATGCAACAAATTCTTTAGGAGAAACATCCTGGGCATCTGGTAATAGAACTACATTTCAAGAAAATTTTAAGGCAAGTTATGATGCTATGTTTGTATCAGATAGATTTGATAGTGAAAGAAACTCAGTAGAAAAAGAATACAGCTTACTAACAGATTTTTTAAATAAAAAAGGATACTCACAATTTACTAATCCAATTTACAATAATGAAGATGTGCCTTTGGGACCAGAAGATCCAAGAGTATTAGATGAACCGCCACCATCGGAAACAGAAAATATAGAAACTTTTTGGCAGAGAATAGATGAACTAAAAGCTGATAATCCAGATATTGGAGAAGAACTGACAAACTTAGGATATGAAAATCAAGAACAGTTTTTTAATACTATGGGGGTTAGGATCCAGGGACTACATGATAAGCAAGCTGATGTAGCAGACAGATCTACTGGTATGGGAACCTTTGGAAACTTTGCTGGTTCTTTTTCTGCGTTAGTCACAGATCCTTTAATTCTTGGTACTTTACCAATTGGAGCTATGTATAAAGTGCCGTCAACAGCTTTAGCAGCTGCCTGGAGAGTAGCCTGGGTAGAGGGTTTGATAGGTACAGCTGTTGAGATACCTATTCAAATAAAAGCTCAAGGTTTTAGAAAAGAAGTAGGATTAAAAACAGAAGTAGAATTATTTGGTAAGACAGTTAATCTTGGAGTTTTAAACACATTAACTGTTGGAGGTGGTTCATTTGTTTTAGGTGGATTAATACAAGGTTTAATTAAAGGTGTGCCTAATGCAACTGGTACATTAAGAAAGGCATTAAATAAATCAAGTGATGCAGAAATAGAAAAAATATCTAAAGCTCTTAAAATAGAAAATCCAGAAGAGTTGTCTAAAGTAAAACAGCCAGAAAATCCTTTTGAAGAAACAAAAGCTACATCGCAGCTAGATACAGAAAATCATAATGCAGCTCAGACAATTGTTTTAAATGATATTAAAAAAGAAATAAAACCTATTGAAGCAGCAATTAAATCAAAAAGCATAAATGAAATAACAGCTAATAATCAAATTTATAAACCAGAAGAAATAGAATTTGATCCAGTAAATTTTCAATATAAAACTGATGGAGACAAAAGAGGTGTATCTAATAAATTAGCTGAGGTTAAAGAATGGGATAATGTAGCAGCTGGAACAATAATGGTTTTTGAATATAGGAATGGAAAAAAAGCAATTGTTGATGGACACCAAAGATTAGGATTGGCTAAAAGATTATCAGCTCAAGGAAAAAAAATTGATTTACTAGCTTACACAATAAGAGAGGCTGACGGCATTACTCCAGAGGCTGCCATGGTTAAAGGTTTGATGGTTAATCTTATGAATAATACTGGTTCAGCTACTGATGCTGCTAAAATACTAAGATCCAAATATGGTGTTGATGCGGAACAAATAAAAAAATTTTTACCACCTAGAACTAATTTAGTTAGAAATACATTTGGTTTAACAGAATTAAGCGATGATGCTTGGGGGATGGTATCTAATAATAGACAGCTTGAAAACCTGGGTGCTAAAGTTGGAGAAATTATTGAAGATAAATCTTTACACGCAAATATAATTAAAATTTTAAAAGATAAAAAATTTTCTAATATTGGAGAATTAGAGCAAACATTAAGATTAACAAATACACTACCTAAAACTGTCACTAAACAAGACACATTATTTGGCACAGATTTTTTTGCAGAAACTCTATTAGTAGAAAGATCTCAGTTATTAAACTGGGCAAAAAAGAATATTAATAAGAGAAGTGCTGCTTTTAAGACTATTGTTGAAAATGATACAACTTTACAAAAAGCGGGAAATAAATTAAACAAACTTAACAATGAGGAGCAA